GTTCTTCCAAGACGTTGTATTCGGCCATGTATGTCTGAGATAGAACATAGAAGCGGTCGGCGCATGCGACGTTGACTTCGTCTAGGCCGCCGAGGTTAAAGTCGTAGGTGTAGTCGACGATGTATCCGTTAAAGAGTTCTTCGCCTTCGCGTGTAAGGATGACGTTTCGCATTGGCGCTAGTCCGGGTTGATCGTTGGCGGTGTCAAAGAATGGGCTGTCTTGGTTAAATGGGTTAAAGACTCCGCCGGCATAGCCGTCTAGCAAATTAAAGTTCATTGAGCCGGCTGTGAATTGGTCGCCGATGTCGCGGCGGCCGCGTGTGACGGTGATGTTTGTTGAGCCGTCGATAACGGATGCGTATTGTGTCGTTCCGTTGAGCACGTATTCGGTGTTATTTAAGACGCCTTTTGTTGTGTCGTCAAGTGTGAAGCCGTCGACTATGAAGCCCGTGTCAATAAGGAGATCGTAGGATCCCGATTGAACGATTGTGGCGGCCATTACGCGACTTGGATTTGTGCTGGGCCGTCTACGCGGTTCATTGCTTTGATGGCGTTGACTACAGCACGGCCGATGTCTGCCGATGTTGAAATGCCGCCCGTGATGTTGACGGTGATGTTCTGTCCGCCTTGGTTTTTCATTCGGTCTAATGGGATGACGGCTTCTGGCCCTTTTTCACCCACAATTGCCAAAGTCGGCGCCGTCACGATGCCTCCCGTGGCCATCATGCGGATTCCGCCAATGCCACCAGTAGCCGCTTCTTGCGCCTGACCAATACGGCCAAGGGATATCTCATTCAATGTCCCCACGTTGTCAACAAACGGAATCGCGTTGTATGCCTTGATGAGCACGTTGATTGCTTTGATCCACATGTTCGCCATGTTCTCAAATGCGCCAATGATGAAGTTGATGACTCCGTTGATGCCATCGCGAAACCATTCAAACTTCTTGTACGCGGCCACAAGCGCGACAACCATAACGGCGATGCCGGCTGCAATAGCGGAGAACGGGTTTAGCGCCATTGCGAAGTTGACGGCCATGATCGAGACGGCAATAGCGCCGATCGTGCCGGCAATGGCTAAGAAAACGCCGGGGTTTGCTTGTGCCCAGTCTGCAAACTTTTGGATGACTGGGAGGACGGCTTCGAATGCTGGGAGTAGTGCGGCGCCGACTGATTCTTTGGTTTCGTCTAGAGAGTTTTTCAGGATCTTCATTTTTCCTGCGGCGGTTTCGGCGGCTGCGGCCGTGGCTCCTCCGAAAGTTCCGCCAAGGACTGACATGACGTCGTCTAGGGATGCGCCGTCTTTGATCATTGCTTTGATCTCTGGGGAAAGTTGTCCGAGTGCTTTGAAGTTGCCTCCGTAGGCTTTGGCAAGCGCATCGGAGACGGTCGCTAGATCCTTACCAGAGCCTTGTGCGATGTCCTGTGCGAGCGCTAGAGCGGTGTTGGCTGTAGTGATGTCTTTAGTGCCTACGAGAAGCGCTTGGAAGGCTGGACGGAGTTCGGAGTCTGCCGTGCCGGACGCCCTCGACATTGCGGCAATGACCTTTTCTTGTGAAGCGACTTGTGCGTCGGTTGCTCCCGTGACGTTTTGCATGACTAGCGCAAGATTGGCTTGTTCGGCTGCGTCTTCCATGGCGGCTTGAGTTGCTCCGACGAGGGCTACGCCTAAGCCGGCAACGGCGGCGGCCGCTGGGAGTGCTGCTTTTTTGATTGCAAAGTTGGCTTTTTCGCCGAAGGTTTCTAGTTGCTTGAATTGGGCGATCGCTTTTTTGGCGCCCTTGGGATCGTATTCGCTGATGATTGGGAGGATGACGGCCATGGGTTTACCTTGCGCTTAGATCGCGGCTCAATGCTTCTCCGACGCGGTCAACGATTCGCGCCATTTCTACTTCGAGTTCGCTTTTGTTTGCTTCGTACTGTTTCCACACTACTCGCGAAGGGTCGCCGTACTTGGCTGTTAGTGCGGCGCCCATTTGATTACTTTTGGAAAAGTCAAAGAAAGCGGCTGCGGCGCCAAGCCATTTAACGGCGAAAGTCGAGAGGTTTACTTTGCCGCCAAAAACTTCTTTGGGTGCTTTGGTGTTGATGTATGCCTTGACGGAATGATCGGTCGGCCATGGGAAGACTTGGTATTGGCCGCGAAGATTCCATTGGCGCTGCCATCCTGAGAGCGGATAGTTGAGTGGGATTGCGGATTGGATGTCCGAGACAAGTCCAGCGGTGACGCGTTTGTAGTCTTTAGTGATGTCACGGCGAAGGACTTTGTCGATTTTGTTTAGATCCTTGAGTGCTTGACCAAGGCCGAACACTTCTATCCGTGCTTCAATGCCGCCGGCTGAGTCTCTCATTTGCGTCCTTTTTTGCTTTGGTCATTAAGGACTCTAATGATTGTTTGAAGGTCGCGCGCGTCAAATGAATCCGCATAGAACGTCGGAGCCCATCCCGTCGCGACTACCAGTTCGGCTAATTGCCGGCGGTAGCCGCGTCCGTAGGGTTTGGATCGGTTGCGTCCTCCGCTGCGATCTCGACGTCTGGGTTGTCCTTCAACCATTCGCGCCAAGTTGCTGGAAGTTTCTCGCCCTTAATGACGAGCAACGTGTGTACCCAACACGCAAGATCGGATGCACCTATTCCGCGACCGTCGGACACTCGACGATTCTCTAGGCGTTCCCATTCGGCAATAACGAAGAGGTTCGTTGATAATTGCTCTTTGACTTCTCCGCGCGTGAGGCTGAGTTTGATCTTCATGGTTCTCCTTGTGTCGGGCCGAGGACGGCCGTGATTATGGGTTGGTTGTATCGGCTGAGTACACGCCGCCCATCAGCGTTATATCGATCGACTGCAATTCGCCGAGCGAAGCCGAGATGACTGGCAACGATTCGAGGTAGCAATTTGTCAACGTGAAGCCAGGGTTTGTCGCCGAATCGACTGCCGAAGTTGGCTTGACGATGACGGTTGTTTTTGTGCCGACTAATGGTGCAAGTGTCGCGTAAGTGGCGCTGGTTGCGTATGAAAGAAAAAGAGTCAATGTGCATTCGTTGTCTTCAAGGCCAGCCGTGAAAGTGTTTGCTGTATCGCCGAAAACGGTGTCGTTTAGCGCGGTGACAGTACGAGTCAAAGTGGCGCTTGTGCACCACCCAGTCAATGCGGTGGATCCCAATGTGACTGTTGGATTGGAGAGGATAGTTGAGGTTGCCATGATTGCTCCTTGAGTTGTGGATTTAGTTTGACATAGATTCGGGCGCTAGGTGTGGATTACGCCGTTTGGACTTCGGTTGCGACGGTCAGTTCGTATGCCGGCAGGACGGATCCGCCGATGTCGACGTTTGTGGGGCGGCCTGAGATGATGCCGATGTTGAGCGCGTAGACCTGAGCCAGCATATTGAGGAGGGACTTCTGGGCGTCTAGGTTGCCGGGGCCTAGGGTCACGATCTGAAGTGTGAAGGTTAATTTGGCGATGTTGTAGTTGTAGCCGTCGATGGAGTCAATGTTGACGAAGACGCATGGAGGAACGATGTTGCGCGGATCGTTTACAACTTGTAGAGAAGGGACGGTCTGGAGTTTGGCGACTAGGTCGTCGTAGCCCTCATTGAATAAGTCGGTGTAGGTCGGGACTGGCACTAGGCAACCTGCGGACGGTCGATGCCTAGCAATTGACGGATCATTCCGTTAAGTCCCATAACGGGAGCGGTTCCCATCGACTGGAATGATGCGAAGGAATCCATGGATCCGCGCTGACGGTACAAAGCTCCTCCGTACATGATCGTTCCAAGTTTGACATCCTGCGAAGGGACGGTCGTGAGGGAGTCGACATAGCCGGCTTCCATTCTTCGGCGCCAGCAGAATTGCGAAGAACTTGAGGCGCAAATGGTGAGGAATGTGGCGTCGGCTGCTGTGGCGGTTCCGATGCCTAACCAGTCTTCAATGTCTGTGGCCGTGATCCACGAGCAAGTCGGAGTTGACGTCAGAGTTCCAGACGCGGCGGTTCGCTCGACATCGGCGGCCGTTCTTGCGTATAGGACTTGGTTGGCGATTGGTACGTTGACGTCGTAGAGCAAGTCGCCTTCGGAATCTACGCCTTCGTAAAGATATTGCGGAAGGGCGCGGATTGTGTAGGTGCCGTTAAACG